TTTGTTTTGTTTCTTATTTTTTCAAATAAATAAATATCTGTCATATTAGCTATAAAATACATCACTGCACTTGCAATACTAATTCTTAGATTTAAAGAGAACAGTGTTTTCATGGCTCCGTTTGCGTAATCAAAAGGACTTGGTTTGTAATGCAATGCAATCTGCGTTGCGATAATAAGAACCATATCTGCAAACAGTCCTAGATATACAGCCTTTTTTGCATCTTCCTTAGAAAAGCATTCAGATAGAATATCTGTTGCAAGAAATGTAGATGCGAACATAACAGTTCCAATAGCAGTGCTTAATCCAAATAATGTCGCATTTTTTGCGGTAATAATATTAGCTAATACAGTTGCGATAGGAACCCACGCAATTAATCCCTCTTTCTTAAAGAACTTTGCACAAACTAATACAAGCGTAAATACCGTTAACACCTCGAAAATAAATAGTAACTCATTCATATTTTTCTTTTCTCCTAATCTGATTGTTTGATTACTGTAACATCAAAGTGTACTTTGTTTCCTGTTACAACATCGATAACTTTCAATTTATGTGGTTTATAGGTTCTCATAAGCATCTCATAAACGTTGTTAACCACTTCTTCGATGTTTAATCTTTCTCCATCGATTGTTTCCATTATCCATTTCTCTACTTTCATATAATCTGGATAATACTTATCTGGTTCAAAATGAATTTCAAGATTGTTTTTATACCAATCATTTCCAATATCACATAATGTGATAGCAGTTGGATTCATAATAATTTTGTTAATATTCTGTTCGTTAGCAATCATAAATTAACCTCCGCATATTTTTGAAATTTAAGCCATTCTATACAGTTGTATACTGCAAGTTTCTTGGCGTTCTTAACTCGTGTACCATCTGGTTTCTTAATCCTTTTAATTTGTCCGTTTTGAAACTTACATCTGTCTCCAAATGTTCCTCCGATGCTCCATGTTGCAGAATCGACTGTATCAAAATGACATTTCTTAAGCCATTTAAAATCAGTAAATCCTAATCCGTGAACCTTTGCACCTCGCTTGTGTGCTTCTTTTATCAGTTTAGGTAAATATTTATATTGACTCTTTTTAATGTCCTTGATAGCAAGCCCTCCAATAGCTACATAGTCATATTCATTGCAAAGTTTACAATATTCTTTATATCCTCTGCTTTTATGCCAAACAGGAATACAGCGTTTCCCTGTAAGACTTTCCAATTTTTGCCTATATTGACAAACTTTTTCATATCCAACAATTTTATCTATATCAAGTTCAAAGAACTTCTTAACATTGTTTCTTTTGATAAAATCTGCATATTTTTCTATGTAGCTATCCCAATCAATTTTTGTTTTTTGATTTTGCATAAATGTAAATGCACCACTATCTAATATGAAATCTCCCATATGTGGTATCATTTTTTCTACCTTGCTACCTGCATAATAGTAAGATACAAGTACATATGGCTTATATCCTTTTAATGTTGCACTGCTGTTGACAGCACTTTTTAACGTATCAATTTGACTTTCACCACATGCAAGAAATACTTTCATACTTCAAACCATTTCCCACAATGAGGACATTGGATTTTCTTAGGTTCACTTTCTTCTTGCTCTTTAACTGGTTCATCATCTGTAAATATATCATCTATATCTACATCTTCAAATTCATCAAATCCATAAAACTCCATGTCTATATTTGGAATGCTCTCTAATTCCTTTTCAAGCAACGCAATATTAAAACCAGAGTTCATTGTTAACTTGTTATGAACCAATGTATAGGCTTTTCGCTGTTCTTCTGTTAATTCATTTAATCTGATAACAGGTACTTGCTTAATGCCTAACTGTCTACATGCAATCAATCTTCCATGACCCTCAATAATAACATTATTCTTGTCGATTGCTATGGGATCATTCATGCCGAAATCTTTAATTGACTGCTTAATCTGTTCTATCTGTTCATCTGGGTGAAGTTTCGCATTATTGCTATATTCCTTTAATTCATTAATATCAATATATTCAATCTTTAACATTATTACACCTCCTTTTGGTTGGTAGAACCAAATCCACCATTCCTTACCTGTTTGTCATCTTCGGAATCATCATCTGTTAAAAGATAATTAATGAAGATACCTTGCATATAAGCATCTCCATTATTTAAATATAATTCCTTGTGTTCTACACCTTTGGTAAACTTGCACCACATGTGACCCTCATTGTCACTGTAATAATAATCAGAATCAATAACGCCAATGGTGTTATCCAACTGCAGTCTATACTTGAATCCTAGAGAAGAACGTGGAAATAACAACAACACAACATTCTTAGGCATTTCAACTCTGATGCCTGTTGGAAATTTAAGTGTCTGATAACATTCAGAACTGCTTGATATATGCAACATAAACGGGCTAAAGAAATCATAGCCTGCTGAACCATCAGTTGCCCTTTTAGGCAACTTAATATTATCATAAATATCTTTTATATTTTCATCTGAATCATCAAAACTATCCCAATCACTTAATGCTTTCAATACATCTTCCTTAAATACTTCATAGCTTACTTTTTCAAACTTAATCACTTTTTTACCTCTCATTCGTTAATTTTTTCTATATTAATTATATCATAAATTGCACTAAAATTGCACATTTATTTCATTCTATCAAATTCACAAAAAACATATAATTATAGTCGGAGGTGATAATAATGTGGAATAACAATTACTTCAATCCATATCAAAATTATATGACACCACAGACCAATACGCAAAAGCTAGAAATTGTTAGGGTCAATGGCAGAAATGGAGCAGAAACATTCCAAATGCCACCAAACAGCTCAACATTGCTTTTAGATGAAAGCAATCCTGTTGTATGGCTATGTACAACAGATGGTGCTGGGTATAAGACTATTACACCTTATAATGTAACACCATATAAAGACCCTAAAGAAATCAATTTTTCATCATTGGAAGAAAGAATAAAGAAATTGGAGGAAATAGTAAATGATAAATCCCATTCTAAAGACGTTGTCAATGACACAGGGGCATAATAATTTGAATCAGATTAAAAGCATGGTAAACATGTTAAAATCTGCAAATGACCCACAAGCAATGTTAAATAACCTAATGAGCCAGAACCCACAATTTAAAGGGGTTATGGACTATATCAACCAGAATGGTGGGGACCCAAAAAAGGCATTTTATGACCTTGCTGAAAAGAACGGAATTGACCCACAGGAGATATTAAACATGCTTAAATAATCGATTATTTATATAGATGAAAGGAGAAGATTAATTATGGATAACGGTTCAATTACACCTGTATTGCCTGTTGGAACAGGTACAGACGGCTTTGGTGGAGGTAACGCATTTATCTGGATTTTCGGATTGCTTATTTTAATGTCCATGTTCAATGGTGGTTTTGGAAATAACGGTGGCTATCACCCACAATATGCTACACAGCAGGACGTACAGTACACTTCACAGTTTGCACAGCTGTTAGATGGAAACAGAGACATTGTAAACAACATTACAAGTGGTACTGCACAGGCAGTAGCTACAACTAATCAGGCCAAGTATGACACAATCAACGTTGCTAAAGACATTCAATCTAATTTAATGGCTAATCAGTCTGAAATTAAGGTAGGACAGGCTAATGCTTTAGCTAAAATGAATGAATGTTGCTGTAACACACTAAGAGCGATTGATAATGTAAATTATACTAACGCCATGAATACAGCTTCGATTAACGAAAATACTACTGCACAAACACAAAAAATTCTTGATGCTATCACATCAAATAGAATGGCTGATATGCAGAACCAGATTAATGCTTTACAATTACAATCTGCAACCAGCAATGTATTGAGATTCCCTAATGCGTGGACATTCAACGGTGGTTATTTCCCTCCATTAACTCCACCTACTACAACAACTAACGGATAGGAGGACATAGAGGTGGCTAATGCCATCTCTATTTTAGATTATGGACAACAATCTTGATTTTCTTGATATTCTATCAATAATATCTTTTGCCATATCGATTGCCAATTACAATCAGAATTTACAGCAATCTAGCAATGATGATTTAATGAAAGAGATTGACCAAAAGACAAAAGAACTGCTCTCAAAACTCGAAAGCGATATTTCACGTCAAAATGCTGATATAAGCGATATTAAACAAATGCTTACCAATCTATCGGAAAGGAGATAAACAATGGACACACAAGAAATTTTTAAGCAAATAAGTGAAAGATTAATAGAGGGAATGATGGTACATGATTCAATGGCATCATATTATGATTTTCTTGGTTTAAAGGGTTACAAAAGGGTGCATGAATATCATTTCTTGAAAGAATCTATGGCATATAGAAAAATAAACAGATATTACATCAATATCTATTCAATGCTTATCCCAAAAGGTATGCCAAAAGACCCTGCTGTTATTCCTGCTTCGTGGAAAGGTGTCAAAAGAGAAAATGTTGACATATCAACAAAAAGAAACGCTGTAAAAACAGCTGTCGAGAAATACGTTGCATGGGAAACAGAAACCAAAAACCTGTATAGCCAGTTATACAAGGAACTAGAAAACAATCAAGAAATAGATGCGTGCATTGAATTGGAAAAACTGATAAAAGAAGTAACTATGGAATTAAAGACTGCATCAAGAAAACATATAGAACTTAAATCAATAGATTATGATATTATCTACATATCACAGGAACAGCAAAAAATTCATAACTGCTACAAAAGTAAGATGGAACGCCTATGACAAATCTTGAGATTATCAACGATGAAATCGCAAAGCTAGAGAATCAACAGATAAATTATAATATCCTGCAGAATCTAGCCAATTTGTACACTGTTAGAGACAACTTGACAAACTCAGAGCCTGTTAAACTTTCTGATACAAACAGCGAATTTCTAAATGCAGTAAACGGTGTAAATTACAACGCTCTTTTATCACTCCTTGATGAACACATGGAAATAATCAAAATGCTTTTCCCAACTGAATACAACGCTGTGATTTCTAAAATATTAGAAATGAAAAAGGGGTAACTTTGTGTTACTCCTTTTCAAATAGTCTGTCCCAATACAATGCTATAAATGGAATTATCATAAAGACTCCAATAACGAACTGTCCAATAACACCTGTTATCGTGTCTCTATTATCTCCGATGCATAATAATATACCTGTAATCCCAATCACAACAATAATAACTCTTAATACTCTTTTAACCATTTTCATCATACGCTTATTCCCACCAATTATATTGCTTTAATAATGTTTCCTTTATTTTCTTTACATCACTGCAACATTCATCTTTTCGGTTGCATGTTTCATGAATGGGGCAGGCTAAACACCTGCAAGCATTCTCATTGTTCATATAGATATAATTTGTTAATTTCCACAACAAATCATGCTTATTCATTTTTCTTTCCATTATTCCATCTCCCATCTGCTAATGACATTAATTTGATAATCCTCTACTTCATCTTCATCAATATCTAAATAATCGATTGCTCTTTGAACAATGCTATAATCGTCTAAATCATCATATCTATCATCACATTCAATGCAACAAGATGATGTATAATCATACGTTTCAATCTTCACTTTGTAGTAATGATGATGATTGTTTTCTTTATCAATTCTATCTTGATAGATTTCATTAGTTTGCCATAATTCCTCCATGCCTTATACCTCCTTAATCTTTATATTCATGGTGACATTTAATACAAATTTGTCTACCATTTGGATAAATTCCATCGACTTCATAATACATGGCATCAAAGAATTTTTCAAAATCCATATCATGTAATACGCCATCATGTAAAGTTTTAATCCATTCCTCTGCTTCAACTCTGCCATCATAATATTCTGTTTTGCTTTTATAACGGCATTCAATAACAACAGATGTATACTTGTTAATCACTTTTAATTGCTCATGTAGTTTCATAATTTCCTCCTTAATCAACTGCAACAATCAATAATGAATCGTGCAGTCTTTTTACGATTTCTACATTTAGTTCACCAAGCATAGACTCTGAAAATTTATACATCAATGTTGATGCACTCCCTTTAAATTCATTGTCAATTTCATTATCACCTAATGTGTAATTGACTCTTAATGTTACGTTTTCATTTGATACGCACACTGCTAATAAATCTTTTACTTTCATATTATATCCTCCTTATCTCTAAAATAATATCCAATCTTTAAAATTGTCACCATCATAGAATCTAGCAACCATTTTCCAACCATCTGTAAAACTCATATAACCTATTGCAACGCTATTAGCACCAAGATGGTTTGCAATATCCATAAGCATTTTTCTTTCCTTATCTGTAACGCTTCTTCCTGTAACTTTCATGTTATTTCCTCCTCTATCTCTCTTTCTGTATATATATTAACATATATAATTACATTTGTACATACTTTTTTTAAAGAAATTAAAAAAGGCATGGAATACCACACCTTTAAATTATCTAGCATTTTCTAAGACTAATTCTTTCACTTTTTCATCTACTAATTCTTGCATATCTTCTTTGTTAAATTTAACTGTGCCAATGCACACAACTGGTTTTACAGATGGTAAACTATCAACTATCTTTCTCATTTCCCAATAGAAATCTGAGCCATATCTTTTATCAACAATTTCAAATTTATTTATTAGGTCTACTCTACTCACACAATCCTCACAACATGCAAGCTTTTTTAATTTCTTTAGCTCTTTTAACCACTCTGCAATCTGCTTGTGCATTTCTGCACACTTGCCATTTTCATAAGCTACATTTCTTGCATAAGGGTCATCTAGGTCACGCATATTTGATTGAGATTTACAAGCATCTGCTATTATTTCTTCATGCTTTATTGCTTCGTCAATGTTCATTATTTCTCATTCATCTACTTTCTATCTTCTTCATTGTATGGTTCTGAAAATAAATCCTTTATATCGAATTTTTTAATAGCATAAACAATAGTTGAGTCTTCGATATATGGTGAATATACAATATTTGCTCCTTTTGGTAATACTTGCATTAACTTGTACTTAATATCTTTTGAGCCAACAATAAAATCATATTTTTGAATAATTTCTGCAAGTTCCTTTTCTATGTATTCTTCATGTTCACGGATAATTCTATCAATAGAATCATATATTTCTGCAATAGAAAATGCTTGTTTCATAATTATTCACCTCTTTTACATGTCATAAAATATAACCAACGCTAAGGCTAATATTCCCATGACTAATAGCATTACAGAAAAGTAAAATGCGACTTGCTCTTTATATGGTAACGATAATATCTTAATTGCAATCAGGCATGGCAATAATCCTATCCAACTTATGATTGACATAGCAAAAAAT